TGAGCTTCCTGCTCTTCACGTTCAGCTTGCGCCTGCTGCATGATGTCGAGTTGTTCTTGGTCCTCGGGGTTTACACCACCCGGTTCCTGCGGCTGGCCTTCATCCACAGACACATCTTCCCCGTCCTCATCAGGAGCAGAACCGAAGGGATTGGGCTTCTTCGGTCCTGCTTCCTTCTTTTGGAACGGGAACGCCTCAGAAAGGTATCCCGCAAACCATTTCATGATTAACCAGCCTCTTCGGTAACAACCTGAATCGTGTTCGCAACCAGCAGAGCGTTTGCTGGAGTGCCGTTGATGTCGTTGCGAATGCTGGACCAATTGGTAAGCGTAGACGTTGCGTTACAGGTGAACGTCACGTTTGCTTCCAGTGCGCTCCAATCCGTCTCTGCGGATACGAAGTGCAGGTTACCATTTGCTGGCGCGCTTCCCACGGGGTCAAACGTCAACGTGGCATTAGCGACTGACTCAGTGTTAGAGATAGCCCGAATCGTGGGATACGGAGTGGCAACTGTCACTGCCTGGTTGAAGTTAATCCAGAAGTTGATTTGGGCGTTCTCCGCCTTCACCACTTCAGTAACAATAGGTTCCGTACCGATATGCACGGGAACCGCCTGCTTGACTTCCCACACTGCAAGGCCAAACAGCGTATTGGCGACCGCGTTAGCCGTCTCAGCATCCTTGATACCTTCCCAACCCGTAAGGGTCGAGTTAGCATTTGCTACAAGAATGTCTCCCACGTTTCCGGCAGCATAGTTGAGGTTTGTGTTGGAGAACACAAGGTATCCCTCTGTCGGCCGGCTATTTGCGGAAAGATAGTTCAACGTGACATTAGCGGATGTGCCGTTAGAAATCAAGTCGATAGTCGGCGTGCCGTTAACGGTCACTGGCTCGTTGAACATAACAACCAAGGATACTCCCTGGCCGGTCGTGTTCGCGACGTACACGATGGGGTTACCATCGGCGCCAGTTCTAACCTGCGCCAACGCAGAAATGCCATAGCCCGAAGCGTTTCCCAACGCAGTCGAAAGCCCGCCGATAGCGACGATGACTTCCTCGCCCCACGGCCACTTGTAAACCCAACCCTTCTTTGTTGCGTAGACCTTGGAAATCTGTCCAAGCCCCTTCCGCAGCCAGCGCCACGAAGGCTTAGATTCATCCGTTGTATTTGCGCCCCATGCCATAGCGTTCTCTCCTGTTTTCTCTCGTTAGCGAGTGACTGATCTTGGCTTACTGCCGTCCCGAATCTTGTTCATGTCTTCGCGGGACTTCTTTGCAAGTTCCCGCTGTTTTGCTTGAAGCATCTCTTGCGACTGGCGCTGCTTGACGAGAAGCAATTGCTGCTTCTGGTTGTTCTTCAGTCTGTCCACCTCGGTGGGCTCTTTGGGCTTGTCACCTGCGGCTTCCAACAATTCAACCATATGCGCCATCATCTGGCGCGCATTCTGCACTGTATATGCGTCACGCGCCAACGCTTCCTGAACCAATGCCGCCGTACTCATCACTCGCATAGCAGACTCGCTCAGCGGACCGCGAGTTTCCGGGCACAGATAGATAGCGATCTTGTAGCCCGCAGATTCCAGCAACCGATGCATCTGACGGACATCCGCCGCCGAGCATTGCGTCACATCCGAAAAGAACACATCCCGCATCTCCATTACGCTACGTACCTCCGGGGTGCGGGCGAAGAACGATACCGGATGTACCCGATGAATGGGCGTCTGTGACAATGCTTCTGCCAACAGCGGATTCCCGTGAACGAGAATCGCAACGGGCTGTGCTTGCCGATACGCCTTTTCCAGTGCTTCCTTAAGTCCCATATTGCGTCTCACGCTTGCGTAAAGCTGCTTTGCGATTCCCTTATTCTTCGTAGGAACACCCAACGCAAAAGCTGCGTAGTTGCCATTCGCGGCGGCAGCACGCATCTTTGATGCCGACATTCCCTCAACGCTTTCGGCATCCGGGTCGCGGTCACCAGGAACAGGAATCACACCATACTTCTGAAGCACAATGTCTTTACCACGCTTCCCGTGCTTGGAAACATACTGCCCAAACTTCTGAAACTCCGCAACGCGGTCACTGCCGACAACGGCGAATACCTGGTCGTAACCCATCTCCGACAGCAACGCCAGTGCGTGAATCGGCGTGCGGATCTTGTCGTTCTCCGCGAACTCCACGTTGGGAAACAACATCCGCAAAAACCGCACCTTCTCTTTGAAAGGGAGCGGGTTACGCTTTGAGTCCTGTGACTGCGACGGAAAAATCAGCACATCCGCGTTGAGCCGCTGTGCTGTCGTCAACAAGAAATCAATCAGTTTTGCGTGGCCAGTAGTTGGGGGGTTGAAGCGCCCAAATGCCACCACTGCCGTTTGTCCCGCCATATTGGTATTTATCTATTCAGGGTATCGGTTTAGTATCTCACGCGCCCAAGTCCGCGCTTCCTCTACAGATAGCCCGGGGCCGTGTGCTTTTATCTTCAGTTCCAAGTTCTCAATACGGTTATCGTCGCGCACTCCGTTCTTGTGATGCACCATCTCATCCGGATACAACTTCCGTCCCAAATGACGAGCCATCACAATACGATGTTCACGCCTTTCACCGGTATCCTTATCGTGGGTTAGGATCACATATCCATTTTTGTCCAAGCGGCGGCCGCCCGACCACCGGTTGTTACCTGAGCCTGTTTGACGGGCACTCTGTAACTCTGAACGCAAGCACCCACAACTCTTGGAATGCCCAGAAGACAGTTCAGACGAAGTCCGTATCCCTTCGTTCCCACAGTCGCATCTACAGCGCCACCTCGCCTGTCTGTATTTGCCTGCTCCAGCAAACTCCACCACAACCCACCGCGTGTATCGTCTGCCAGTATAGTCAACCCTCATAAGTTATCTCCTTCACAACTTATTTAGGGTTCCATAACTTTCAAAATGCTATAACTACGCAAGTTTTGCGTCAATACCGCGCTCTATTCTACGCCCAACTCTTCGGCTGTGCAAAGTTCATCCTTGAAAAAGACAGACGATCAACCAGCTTGACTGCCTTTCCGGTGTGGGACACCGCTACGAAACCTTCAGGCCCCGTAACTTTCAGCCCGTCCTCGGTGTTCATAAACGCCCCAATACGAGAAGCCTGTCCTAGCTTACGAACCACGATGTCTTTCGCTCTGCTTATCGCCTGATGCAGGGCGAACCACGCTTGCATCCCCTTCGCGTTTCTACGCACCGTTCCCACCATTCCACCAAACTTCTGCCGCACACCCTCTTTTCCTGCATCCGACTTGCGAGTTGCCAGTTCCTTCTCTTCCTTTGCGGCAAGGAACAGGATGAAGTCCTGTGCGGCCTGTTGCGGAGAAATGCGTTTGTTATCCTTGACCGTCTGGTTGATGAACTGCTGAAGCATTCCGTGCAGCGGGTCTTCCAAGATCGCATCATACACTGCCCGGCTCACACCCCGCGCAGAGGTATCAATGTTCCCCATCGCAAGCTCAAAGTCCGCTTTCTCTTGCGTCGTGAACGTTGCCGAGCCGGACACGTCATCGTATGCAGCATCAAGCGTTAGCACGCTGCGAGACTTCTTGAGAGATGCAAAGACGGACGGAGTAAGCGCGGTCGCCCCATACGACGCCAACGCCCCGCCGCGTCCCGTGTACATCGTGTGCAGGACGATGCCCATCTCTGCTGACTGCACCTTGTTGTAGAGGTCGGAGTCTTCGTCTACCGCGTAGAGAATGGTGTTTGGCTGGAACGTGACGTAATTTTTGCCGTCAATAGTCTTGTTGGAGATCGTGCTTGACGTGAACAACACATCCCCCTGAATGACTACATTCGGCTTGAGTTTGGAAAGCTCGTCTAGCGCCAAGTGCAGGATGTCTTTGACGCCCGACTGATACATTGCATCGATGTCTGCGTGTGACTTAGCTAGCTTTGGGTTCTTCGCAAACGCGCCTTTGGTAGCGACGAAGAACTTGCCATCTGCGGGGTCGGGACCAAAGATGAGTGCAGGAGCGCCGTCCCACTTGACGCTGACGTTCAGTGACTTGGATACTTGCCCGCCGTCGAGAATGTGGTAGAACTCTCCCAAGACCTTCATTGCGAACGCCACACCATTCGGACCATCGTCCAGCACCACGTCTTCGAGGTGTGTGAGATGGGTTCGCTTTTCGTTGGCCTCAGCGAGGAAAGTGGAAAACTTTAGCATTTGGTGCGTGGGCGTTTCATTGTGCGGCCTCGCCGAAACCCCTGTGGGACCGTGGTGGTTTCAGGCAGATACAAGTTGTCCGTTCCGTTCGTAAACCATCGCAGTCGTTGCTCCGCAATGGCAGAGCGTCCATACATCGGGTTGTTCTCTCCCGCCACAGATGTGTGGCGCCCCCATTTACGGTTCACACTCTTGCTGCCGATGAGACGCTTGGTTTCCTCGGTGTGGCGCTTCCCCTTGAACGATGCTTTCGGCGTCGTATTCCAGTTCCGCAATGCTGCTCGTTCTTCTTTGCTGTATTGCGCCCAGTATTCCTTCAAGTCCTGTGCGTTTCCACCCTTACCTCCCCGGCTTAAGTTGTAAAAGTCCGGAGAGTTAACTGCGTCATAATGTTGTATCCACCGACGTTCTGCGGTGGACAACTCCGCAAAGTCCGCACATTCCTCAAGCACTTCTCGCTTGAAGTTGGGTCGTCCGTATTTCTTAATGGCAAGTTTCAACAACTTACCTGAACCCAAATACCGGCCGTTGCGGGCATCTTTCTCAAACGAGCAGATGCCCACATAACGTTTTCCGTTAACGAGGTTCGTAGTCAGATACACAAAGCCATACATACACCTATTTATCATCCAAGTGACTTACAAGAAATAGGTTATCTGCATAGCTTCGGAAGTTGCAATGACTCGTAGAACTCCCCATACCGTCTGACTTCACTCATCCAAATATCCAGCTTCTTCTCGTAATACCGCATTGCTGGATGGTCCGGCACTTCCGCGAAAGCGTCCATATAGAAACACGCGGTTGGCATCACGGCCCCCGTCACGATGCTGGCTCTTCGGAGTGCCTGCTTGACGCTCAACTCTGGCCACCACGTAAAGAACTCCAACGCGGAATCATGAGCGTATGCTTCAATCTCGTCTACGTCGCCGTAGTAACTCTGGTCCTCTTTCGTCTTTCGGTCCGTTGACTGCGGTTGATACGTCCGGCTAATCCGGTTCTCGTCTGTGTCCTGATGCCGATGCACCAGTTCGTGCATCATGAGTTCCCAAAAGAAATACCGGCGGCGAGCCCACTTTACCGGTGTGACGCTCACTCGGCGCGTATTGGGATGCGCATGCCACAGGATGCGAATGTCCGCTTCGCTATTATTCTCTGGTAGCTCGTCCTCGCACAGCCACAGCCCGCTGCACGTTACTTCACCAATTGGTATAGAAAAATCCGGGTTGATTTCATTGAATACGTTGAACTGCTCGGTCGTCCGATTCAATTTTGCCACGAATGACTTAAGGTTCATTTCCCGCTGTACGTAACATCGCGGCATTTGAACCGGCAATAGATCATCAATGGCATCGCGCATCACCTCAACATCGCTCACAAGCCGACGGTGTAGTGTGCTTACTCTCACGGTGACCTCCGACTGTACTTATTAGTCCTGTGAATCGCCGTTTTCCTGCCGGAGCGTCTGGAGAGGTTTTCTCCGCCGGTTGGAAAACGTCTGCAATGGTGGTTTCTGCGTAGCAGGAGCAGAGGAAGATGCACCGGTGGGTGGGAGACTGACCGAAGATGCTCGTTGTGCCGCGCTCAGGTCATAAAGCTTCATCCGGTCGGTATCCACTCCAATCAAGAACTGGGCGAAGCTGTTACGCTTTGCATACCGATTCTTCATTGGCTGGACGAGTAGCTGTCCGACTTTCTCTAGCTCTTCGGAGGTGACCAGCGCAAACATGAAGTCCGCGGTCTGCGGAATCGCGAAAGATTCTCCAACATTGGTGATACTTGGGTCCGTTGACCCGTGTCCCTCGCGGTTGAACTGCGCCGCGGTGAAGATGGGCACCTCATGCTCCACAGCCAGGCCGCGCAACTCTTCCGCCACATACTTGTAAAGGGAGTAGGAGTTGATTGTGCCGCCCATCTTGAGGCGTTCCGACGCACAGATGGTCAAGTAGTCAATGATAATAACGTCTGGAACGAAGTTCTGCTTGAGCCGAAGTTCCTGCAACAGCGCCCGGAAGTGCCCAACGTGCGCGGAGGCAGTCGGGTATTCCTTGATGATGAGGCGTCCTGTCGTGCGCGACCGAATGTCCAGAATCTTCCGGATGTAGTCGGAACGCGACATCATCTCTACATCGTCCATCGGAATGTTGAACAGGTTCGCGTCAATGCGGTGTGCAATGCGCTCTTCTGCCATTTCCAACGTAATGTAGAGAGTATTCTTATTTTGCTTGATGCAGTCCGCGGCGAAGTCCACCAGGAACAGCGACTTACCGACGTTCGTGCCCGCCATCACCACATTGAGGGTCTTCTTAGGCACACCCCCCTTAGTCATCTTGTTGAACGAGTCAAGATGGAACGGGATACGCGACTCTTGCTTGTGATAGAACTCGTACCGGGTGTCCGCGTCACCGAGGAAGTCGTGTCCTACGTGCGTGTCAAAGCTGACGGAGAGGGCTTGTTTTAGGATCTCCGGCATCGCACCCCGAGAGGCCTTGGGGTCGTCCATGACCTTGATGCACTCGCTGACCGCCAGATACACAGCACGATCCTGCACCCACTCTTCCGTGGTTTCCATCAACCACGTAGCGTTATCGTCCGTAAGAACAGGTTCGCTTTCGACTTCGGTGAGAGCATCTTGCGCTTCTTTCGCTTCTCTTTCCGACAACGTTGGCACCGAGTCAAGCCCGATACGAATAGCAGAAAACTGCGGCAGTGCGTTGAACTTCTGATAGAACGCCGCGAACAACTTGTAGATAGTCCCTGCGGCAGGTGTAAGAAAGAACTCCCCCCTCACGTGAGGGACCACTGCACCGGCGTAGTCACGGTCCTCAAATAACTGGCGGAGTATCGTTCGCTCTAATGGAAGCATACTTTACTTTTAGCAGATACGAAAACCCTAAATAGAAATGTAGGAGTCAACGAATGGCACACGCGCACAACTTTATTGATGAAACCGGGAAGATGTTTGGACGGCTACAGGTCGTTTCGCTCGTTTCAGTTCGCCCCTCAAAATACCAGTGCCGCTGTACCTGTGGCAGCGTCGTTACCGTCGCCGCAAACAACCTTCGGTCGGGGAAAACGCAGAGTTGCGGCTGCATCCGTAGTGAAAAAGCCAGTTCCAAAAAGGGAAGCGGAAAAGGACATATCGGAAAGGACGGCTACAAACGAGTGTCCATCTATAAGTTCCCTCAACTCGTCACGATGTACCCAAACAAGACCTACATACTGGAACACATCGCTGTAATGTCGCTTCATCTGGGCCGCCCTCTCCGTCCCGGTGAAAACGTCCATCACGTCAACGGACAGAAAGCAGACAACCGCATAGAGAACCTTGAACTCTGGGTTTCTTCACAGCCGCCGGGACAGAAAATAGCAGACCTCATTGAGTACTGGACGGAGCAACTTCGTATCTATGCTCCGAACCGACTGCATCAATGAACACCCTTGGCTGCTTCCGCTGCGAGAAGTGGAGCGAAACTATGAGTAGATATGTAGCCGAGCCACGCAAGCAGCACATCACGGGTGTATTCATCGAATGCCTCGTCCTGCACGAAGTCCTTCGGTGCCCCGTAAATCGTCAACTCAAACTTCGCCGGGACCATCCCGTTGTCCATCTTGTGGTTCTGGACCGTGAACTTGGTGAACGCAAAGACGACCCCGGTGTAGGGGCCGTCAATGACTTCCAACCCAAGTATCGGTTCGCTGTCGGAGGTTGTTTTGATGAGACGGGCAAGCACCGTGTTGAGGATCGAATACTGGCTATTCTCCTGCGTCATCATCATCTCCCTTCAAGTTATCACCGGGAAGATAGCTGAACATTGGCTTCATTGCCGCGTCCAACTGCTCTAGGACTTCCGGCGTGAAAAACTTCTCGGGGGACGCGAGAACTTGCTTCTCAAACACCTTCGTTCCGTCCGGCATCTCATAACGCGACCCGACCTTCTTGAAAATGCCCGTCTCTACTGCGTAGTCCATCAAGCCGTAGTAACGGTCAAGGCCACCGTGATGCAGAATGCGCGTATCCGCTTTGACCTCTTCGCGGGACATACGGGACTTCGCGCACTTGAGATGCACGATGTTCCCGATGACCATCTTGTCTGCGTCCTTATCCTTCGACTTGGACAGCATCACAATGGTGTCCGCCGCATACTTCGCTCCGCTGCCGCCCGCGATTTCTTTGGTAGGAACATACGCGCCGACTACGCTGTATGTGTGGACGGTAACGAGCATTGGGACTTGAACCTTCGCCATCTTGAGGCGAAGCACCCGGAACATCCCTTTGATGACACCGGGCTTGGTCATGTCCTTCGTATCCTTTTCCTCTGCAATGTCTGTGACTTCCTTGAGGCTGGGGAGCATCGAAAGAGAATCCAGCACTAACATCAGGGGGAAGCGTTCCTCTGCCGGAATCTTCGCGTATTCATCTAACAGTTTTGTCGCGAGATTCCGAAATCTTTCCAACGTGTCCGGTTCCGACTTGGCAACTCGCGAGGTATCAATCCCCCGCTGCTCCATCATTTCGCGTGTGACGGCGGACTCAGTATCGAAGTAAAACACCTTCGCGTTAGGGTCTGCCGCAAGGAAGTTCTGCATGACCCCAAGCACGAAGAACGTTTTACCTGTTGACGGATCACCAGCAAACACAACCGCTTTGTTGTTCGGCACTCCACCGAAGATGCTGCCGCTCAGAATAGCATTGAGAGTGTAACTACC